CAGAGCCTCGCCGATACCCGTGAGAGCTCGTTCAATTACGGGCATAATGTTCATCAAAGCGGTCTCGGCGTTAGCGATAACCTCGTCGATGAGTGCCCCGAGATCTGCGTTAGGATCAGCGATACCCGTGATTAAATTCTGCCATGATGCACTGAGGGCACCGATGGAGCCCTGGATGGTCTCGCTTGCTTCTCTCGAAGTCGTTCCGGCGATGCCCATTTCTTCCTGGACTGTATGGATGGCCTCAACGATGTCGGCATACGAGTCGATGTTGTACTCCACTCCGCTGATAGCCTGAGCGTCAGCGAGGAGCTGCTGCATACCCTCACGAGTTCCAGCATATCCGAGAGCCAAGTTATCCAGCATGGTAAAGTTACCACGCGAGAAGCCTCGATAGGCGTTCTGGATGGCTTCCATGTCAGTGCCGAGCTTGTTGGCATTGTCAGCCATGTCGATCATGGACTGATTAGTAAGCTCCGCAGCTCTTGCCTGATCGCCTTCAACGGCTGTTATCATGGCGGCGGATGTAGCGATGGCGGATTCCATGAACTCATTCATGGACTGTCCTGTTGATGTGGCAGCTTCGGCAGCGTACTGCATCATCTGAGCCGATGCGTCGCCGTAAAGCGTCTCAATACCACCTGTCAGCTGTTCATAATCAGAATAGGCATTAACAGCCTGCGTCGTGAGCGCAGCGACACCTGTGGCAGCAGCACTGACGGCAGCAGCTCCAACTCTGGCTGCTGCTCCGAGTGCGCCCGAGAACGCCGAACCTGCGCGCGAACCCGCAGCACTACCAGCTTCGTCAGCAGCGCCACCGAGTTCTTCGGTTATGGTCTGACGAGATCCTTCCATCGAAGGGACTATCGTGATATACGCTCTTGCGAGCTCCATAGTATCAGCCATTTTCGCGTCTCCTTGCTTTTTCTATCCACTCTTCCAACTCGGAAGCAGGAAGAGCACCCTTGCCGATAACTCGTTCTTTTATCCACGGTCTCGGATAGGGCTTTACTCGCTGAGGTCTGCGCCTTGAGAAGCCTCCGCATAAGTTCGCGTTTATCTGGCTCAAGACATCGTAAATGTCGGCGAGTATTAAATTCGTCTTAAATGAACCTGACCACTCTTTGACCTCAGGGTGTAATTCCTGATATGTAGCCGATTCAACGGGCAAGTGTCGTATAAACGACAAGAAAGCGCCCCATGACAGGGCGCTTCCTATGTCGTCCAACTCGACACTGGCTGAAGTGATCAAGTCTGATTCGATAGCCTCGTGATGTTCACTTATGAAATCGACGAGGCCGAGGATTCCCCCACTTTTGCGCCCTGAGCTTCTGTGCTGGCATCACGCCAAGCGGTCACGAGCTGGTTCAAGTCAGCTGATGTGAACTCTTCGAGCACTTCCGTCGGAATGTATTCTGATAAAAAGTTCACAAGCTGTTCGTCTGTCTTGCACTCTTTAAGCTCACGTATCTTCTTGAGCTTCATGCTTCCAATAAGCGGGATGGAATATGACTTATCCTCAATGGAAACCTTGAGGACTTCAACTCTGTTCTTCTTGATCTTTACTTCAGCCATTTTTATGTCTCCTTTAATGATTAGGACTCAATCTCACCATCGTCAGTAACGAATACCCACGCGTCTGTGGAGATCGTTGCTGTCCATGTGACTGCTTCGTTAGGCTTGAACGATACATCGTCAAGTCCGCTGATGAATCCGCTCTCTGTACCGAACATAGAGAGTCTGTCGCCGTCCTTCATAATGAAGAGGAACGCAGCTCCTCCGGGAGCGTCGAGGTTGCTTGTATCGATTGTGAGCAGGTTGCCGTGTGCGCTTGTAGCAGCAGCAGCAGTAACCTTATCAGAACCGAAGATCGTCTCGAAGACATCCTTTGTTGTGTCCATGATCGGGACCTTGATGGTCTGCGGATCTGTACCGGGGAGCTGTCTCTTGATCTTGCCTGCCCAGTTCTTGAGGGGCGTAAAATCTCTCTTAGGGCTCCATGTGATGCCTTCCTCTGTTACATCACCGACCTTTGTCCAACTGGACAGAGAAGCGCCGGGATATGTAGGGAGTGAAGTGTTCTCAGGAGCAGTGTAAAACATACCCGTCGCAAGGCCTGCGCCGAGCATTACATCATTAGCTGACATATCTGTTTACCTCCGATTAAATAGTTGTTTTTTCCTGATGCACGGTGACTGTAAGCCTTGCCGTGCATAAAGCAAGGTCAGGCCTTACGGGATCACTCCCCCACGAACCTGACGCATTAACCGACACATGGCGTATCGGTGTAGTTTGTTCTTTAGCGATTACCTTCAAGAAGGCAATAGCATTTCGCAGAAGCTCATAAGCTGAGCCTTCGTCCTTCGCCCTGGCATCGAGACTAATATCCACATTGTCGATGGTATTGTTCTCTACGCCTCCGACAGTCTGCACCAACAGGGACGGGAGTTTGAACTTCGCAGGAAGAGGCCGACAATAAACATCGAACTTTTCCGACAGTGCGGAGCGAACTGCGTCCTCAATATCGATTGAGCGAGTAATCTCGTAAGTATTAGGCATGAGGGACCACACTCCTTGATAAAACTTTGTTCTCGGACTCGGCAACCACTGACGCATGGTCCGTAGTGCCTACGATTCCGATATATCGAGAGCCCGCATTGACTACACGAGCCCTAAAGCCTTCGCCATCCGATACCTGTGCAGACGCGCGATCAGCTATCTGCTGCGCTTCGTCTCGAAGCATCGACTGCACACCAGAAGAGTGAAGAACTTCCTTAAAGCCGGGATTGTTCCACTGGATGCGCTGGAGTGCCATATATCAGCCCTCCCATCTGGTGAGGTTGAGCTGAATGTGGGAAGTCCTTGACGGTCCTGTCCACTTGCGAGGCTCGCCGTTGATGTCATAGGTCTCTCCATCGAATTCGATGTGATCTCCTGCCTTCACGTCTGTGCCTTCGGGAACATAAGCCGTCCAACCGTCACTGATGCCAAGAATACGCCCATCCTGGGACAGCGAAGTCGATGCAGGCTGCACGGAGCAGCCTGACACCGTTGTCTTCGTTGTATCTGACCAGTCGGGTACTTCTGAGCCTCGCGACGTTGTGGTCTTCTTTGCTCGCACCACATAAATCGTCTGATTACAAAAAGAGGGAAGCATTATACACACCTCCCTCTCGGTTTCATAAGATTCAGAGCGTCAATCTTCTGCACTCTCAAGCCCAGAGCCTTCATGTCTGACGGCCAGAGCTTAATAGCACCGCTTGAGTTTGGCAAACTGTAAGACTGCGAAACGCCACCCGCCGCTTCACTGTACGATGCGACAGGAAGCTGATTGCCGGGTGTGTTCAACTCGCGGATTACGACATCACAGACTACGCTTTTAGCCACATCCGCGAGGATGGGCGTTGCAGCGATCATCTCGTCATAATCTCGGCCCGTTCTCTGCGCTTCAACTCTTATCAGGTTGCTGATGATAGGAATTAAGTAACCAGCTCGTGTCTGCTCATCGGCAGTCAACGGTCTTTTTAAGTTGATTACATCCGTAACTGTTGCATAATCTGACATCGTTTTACCCTCGAATTACTTCTTTGTCTTCTTTGTTGTTCTTTTCCGTGCCGGAGCCTTCTTGACTTCCACCACGGGCTCGACCTCCTCGACGGGTTCCGTCGGTGCGGGTTCAGCCTTCACAGGCTTGACTGCATCGAGCGGAACCCAGAGACCGCCGAGTCGTGAGGGGGTGTTCACGATCACCCCGGTCTTTGAGTTACGGTAACGCATTAGGAACCTGTCTCGATTCTTGCGAAAGCAGCACCATCGAGGATAGCCCAGCCGATCCAAGCCTCAGCGCGGAGGTAAACCTGGTTGTAGCCCTTGAGGTCGTAGCCTGTGTTGTCAGGATCACCGTACTCGATTACCTCGAAGTTGATGATGTCAGCATAGCCCCACTTGAAAGCGTTCTGGAAGTCACCAGCGTAAGCATACTCGCCATCAACTGCGGAAACTGTGCTGTTGATAGAAACAGGTACACCCTTGATAGTGTCAGGAGAAGCGCCCCATCCGAGCTCAGGATACTGAGGTACGCCATTAACCTTGAGCTTTGCGAGGTCAGCTGCGAAAGTCTTGCTCATAGCAACACCGTTGAGGTCATAATCGCCGAGAGCAGCAACAGCGGACTCGATGTTACCCTCGGGATCGAGAGCAGAATAAGAAACGGGTGTTACATAGTCGTTTGTGTCGAAGGAGTTCTTGCCGATGAGTGTTGTAGCAGCAGAACCAGTAGCAGGGTTTGTGCCGTGCATAACCATGATGTCGAGACCGCGAGCGATCTTACCAGCGAAAGCCTCGGAGAAAGCTCTGAGGTAGTCGAGCTGCTTCTCTTCGGAGCAACGGATGAACTCATCAGATACTCTCTGGCCGTACTCGATCTTGAGAGGGACCATCTTTACTGTATCGTTAGATCCAGTATGAGCAGCCTTCTTGCCACCCTCAGCTACGAGATTAACCTCACCGCTCATTGTGAAGACCATAACGTCTGTGCCAGAGAAAGCGATAGGTGTCTGCTCTGCGAGCTTAGCGATTGAGGACTTACCCTTTGCGCCTGTGAATACTTCTCTTACGAGTTCATGGGGAAAACTTGTTGATGTAAATGCCATTTTAGCATCCTCCTTAAAAATTAGTCTGTTTTGATGCCGGACAGAACAGATCTGAGTGCCGTTTTAGCAGGATCTAAATTCTCGCCCGATTCGGTGTTTTTAGTCGGCAACGGTGCGCCCGTACCGACGAGCTTCTTCAAGGACTCGGCATCGGCGCGGATAGAATCTTCATCCTCTCCACTGATGCGTGAGATCCAATCGTATGACAGGCCAACCTCGTGAGCGATCCGAGACTTTAATGAGGCCGTCTCGTAAGCCTTGTTTTTTGCCGTGAGGTCAGCAATAGTCTGTTCGTCACCCTTGTGAGCTTCCTTGTAGTCATCAAGTGCCTTGTTAGCGGAATCTATCGCCTTTTGGTGGTCTTCCGGGGAGATCCAACCCTCAAAGCGTTTGGTCGTGACTTCACGCTCGCGCTTCAAGCGCTTCTCGATGATCGCATCAAGCTCTTCCTGAGTTTCGATGGTTTTAAAAGTGTCTGACATAACTGTCTCCTTTCCCGATTCAACCGCTCGGTAGCGTATTTAATAACTAACGACCTGCTTCTTGACTTCTTTAGCCATCGAGCAGGCGTGAGTCGCTAAAACTAAAGACTCCATGAGGGCGACTTCGATGTCATCGTCCAGAGTCTTGTAACCGTAACCGCCACCAGAACCGATTGCTCGATGCTGGCAATTAACAACGCTCTGTCGGAGGCCAGGCTGACCATTGTGACAGAGCGTCTTGTTTTTTATAGCGGTTTCAAATAGTGATGAGGCTTGCACGACTTCCTTAACCTTCGCACCGTTCACATTCTTGAGCTTTTGCTCTTTGCACTCCTTGAGGAATGTCTCGAGCCCGGAAGCACCGTCAACCAAGACTGATTTAACTTTGCACTTCATAAGGAAGTTGATTATCCACTCGTTACCTTCGCGCTGGTCCTTGCAGTCGATGGCTTCAACGAATATCCGTCCATCGTCTGTCTTTGCTGCAACCGACAGACATACATTCATGCCGTCACGCCCGAACTTCACGCCCGCATATAATGGAGCATTGAGCTTCGGGAGCGTTTCGACCTTCAGCTCATCCCAGTCGGGAGCGCTGATAGCTGACTGCTGATTGTATCTGATCCACAAGCCGAGTCTTTGGATGTTGAAGTCCAGATCGTCGCCGTTGATCTCGTCCTGCACGATTCTCTCTGTGATTATCGTGCCGAGCGAGGGGCTCGTCTGATACCAGGCATCCTTGTTCTTGACATCGGTCTTGTGGTCAACACTCCACTCGGCCCATCCGCCATTTATCGTGTCGCCCTGCAAGGTCTTATCGCGATAATCACGGAAGACTTCGCCCTGCGACACTGCCGTCGGCGGCGTTCCACACATAAGCGTCTGCGGGTTCTTTGAGCTTGATACGACATAATTGAGTGCGGTCTGTTGCGCGTTCGTGTATTCCTGCGCCTCGTCAATAATGAGGAGGTCGTAACCCGAACCGAGTGCGCCGGAGCTTGTACGGGTACGGAAGTCGATGACTCCGCCCGTCTCGGGCATCTCGATACGCTCACGGCCGTAACCTTTGTATGTCTTGACCGCCACGCCTATCTCCTCAAGACGCGCCTTCAAGCGCTCCCAGGCGATGTGTGCCGTGTCTGTGAGGTGTGCGGTGTGTAAAATATGCTCACCGTTAAACAAGCCCCACATAGAGCGCTGTGTCAGGATCTCCGTTTTGCCATTACGACGCGGAACGGAATAACCGAATGTAGTGTGAACCCA